CCCGCCTCGCCTGCTGGAACAACCGCCGGGGCCATTCTTTCATTTAACCTCTGGGTGCGCTCGTCAATGCTATGACGCCGCGATGCCTTTGCTCGTGGAGTCTGACTTATTGGGCCGTAAATGTTTCGGTCAAGCGCCCCTGTGTTCATCTGGGCGGTCATAGCAGCGGCTTGGTCAGCGGTTAAACCCGAAGCATCTAAAGCCCTTTGTTCGCCGCCCCCTAAACGTAAAACGTCCGAATAGGTTATATATGCATCAGTCAACTGTGACATCTTCTTATCTCCTTAACCAAGGTATCGGCCTGCGCCACTTAAAACCTTTGCGGTTTAAACGTCATAACTAGACGGCCCACCGCCAAAAAGACCTACACCTGATGAAATTGCGCTTAAAACCCCGCTTAAGACATTTGAAAACAAAGCGCCGCGCGCCTGCTCTTGCTGGAGGGCAATTTGCTGCATTGCAAGGCGCTGGTTTTCTTTCTGCTCTGTGCCTGCAATCAGTAAATCTTCCAAAGCACTCCCTGCTCCCTGCCTTGCCTGAACAGCCGCCGCTTCAATAGCGGCCTCGCCACCTAGTTCAGCCTGTTGCGCCGAGCGCCCAGCTCTTTGCATAAGTTCGGCAGTGCCAAACCCGCCGACCCCCATAGCCCTGCCTCGCTGAGCTTGCGATAATATTGCAAGCTGCTTTTCTGCCTCAATTTGCCCTTCTGTTTTTTCACCCTGAGTAATTCCGTAAAGTTTCTGAGCTTGCTTATAGGTTCTTTCGTCCATCCCAAGTTTAGCAAGTTTTTGGGCTCGTTTAAACCGAGTTTGCCCCGGCTCATCGCCTAACATATCTGAACGAAATTCATCCTCATCATAGTCGGTATCGCTATAAGTTTCTTGCCATGAAGGGTCATTGTATTCATCAGCCATGCTTCACCTACCTTATTAAACTAATAAGTTTTTGAAACTCTTCGTCACTCATATCATCAGCGAAAGAGCCCTCATTCCCCAGTGTAGTTTGAAGACCGGGTTCTCCAGCTAAGTTTAAATCTCCTACAGCGCTGACAATGTCTTGATCTTCTACTACAGGCACGCCGCCACTTCCGACACCCTGACCGTACATCAAAAGATCTTCGTCAACGCTTGTTGGCTTAAGCTCCCGGCCCCTTGATACTGATTCAGACATTCCACGAGTTTTTCTCATTTCTTCACTTGTCGGAATTTTTGCATCAGGCAATCCCCTGGACGGGTTAAAGCGCTGCGTTGACCAAAATGCAAGAGGGATAGATGATGCCGAAGCCCCGGCCCCTAAAACGTTTAGGCGTTTTTTGCGCTCGGCAATATCACGCTCTGCCTCAAGAGCGGTTTGCCCCACTTCTCTCCGCGATTTTTGAGCAGCGGCAGCCTGAAGTGCGCGGCCTCTTTTGGCTTCCTGCTGAATGCTTCTGCCAATTTCTTGATTGGCAATCTGGCCAATAATTTGACGCGAAACTTGCTTAGCAATTTGGTCTTGGAGCATTTGGCCACGCATTTCCGCAATAGCCTGCTGTCTTAAAGCGTCGGATAAAAATGCCATTAGAGTGTCCTGCTTTCTATAGTTTTAAATGACGTCTTGTCTGGCCTGACACCAACCTCCAGTGCAAAGCCTTCAATATTTGCGCATTGACCAGAGCCGTCAAGCTTAAGTAAAAGCTGAACGCCTCTGGATTTCTGCTTCCCAATATGAGAACGAAACAAGTACAGCCCGGTTGGGTCGCTTGAAACTGATACCGAATCTTCTTGGTTTGGGTCACCCTCTTCGCCGTCGTAATCGTTATAAACTTCAACCTCAAGAGTATGCGAGCTTACAAATTGACCGAGTACCATGTAGCGGTAAATTCGGTCTTTTTTCATTAGGCCCGATGGCGAAATAAAGCCCGTCATAATTTCAGATTTAAACTGAACCGTAGATGACCCCGCCTCATTAACGTCTCTAAAGTTTGTGGCTGATTGCGTTTTAACACGGCCATCTGAAACCAGTCTCTGAAAACTTGTACCGTCAAAAACCTCGCCAACCTGATGAGCACCGCTATAAAAAGCAAGTTCGTAAGTAGCCCACTGCTTGTAGTAGTAGTTGTAAATACAGTATCGCTCACTCCCCGCAGGGGTAGCCTTTTGTAGCATTATGCGAACGCTGTTATCAGAGTCTCGCCGTGTCATAGCTACCGCAGTGGCTGAGCCAACGGTATCCTCTACCTGTGCCCCAATGTAAGCAACAGACAAATCTCTGCCAATTAAATGAATACCTCGACTCGTTTGATAGAAAACACCGAGAGGCGTATCTGTATGCGCAGCGCCCTCTAGTGCGCCGTGACCTCTTGCAAACAGACGGGGCTCGCCGTACCGCCCTTGGCCTAAAACGTCAGGACCGGAGCCCGCTACATAGTAGCCATCATTATTCGTAAAAACGATTAAGTTATCCAAGTTGCTTTCAACGGCAGTAATTTTTCCAGGGTCGCCCGTTAAGTTTATCGAATGATTAAGAAGCGGAAACCCCGGGGCAATACCCTCGCGAATAACGCTTGAAGCATACGCGGAGTCATCTGTTCCGGCAGCAATTAACTTGTTTTGATGCCGAACTAGGTCGGTGCAGCACCCTGCGAAGCCGGTTGCAGGCAAGTCGTTTGTGTAAAGAATGGGCCTTGAAGTAATGGCCGCCTCGTCTTGAGGTAAATCGTTATAGGTTAAAAATGATGATGTAAGCGTATTGGGTACTGGGATATCGGCAACAAAGTAAAAAGTCGCGCCGTTGTGGTCGGTCCTATAAAGCTTAACTGTAAGGTCTTTTTTCCGGGTTAAGCTTGGAACGTAAGCCTGTACCTGGATAATAGACTTTCCTGAAACAACAGCGACAAAGGCCCCACTTGTGCCGTCTGGAATCGTTAAAGAATCCCCGTTCGAGTAACCGGTGCCGGGGTTTACTATAGTTATGTCGGTAATTGCCCCGGCGCTTACTGTCGTTGTGACCGTGCAACCCGTGCCTGACCCGGTAGTACCGACCGCCACTCCCACGGCGGCGCTGTATCCGCTCCCACCAGTGATTGTACCGTGACCGGCAACCTTGCCGGGGGTAACCGTTTTTTCCACCATTTCAGACGGCGTTGACTGGTGCAAATTTCCTTTTGCGTCTGTCCATGAATAAATCGCGCAGTATTTAATAACCTTGCTGTCCGAAAAACCCGCCGCCGCCGTTGCTCTTGTTGCTTCATCGACTTTTTTGATGGCGGGGTAGTTTAAGAAGTTGTTTTCTACAACCTCGTTACCATCGTAACTATGAATAAAGCCGCCACTGCCTAACCAGGCGTTCTCGATGTCTACGGAAGCTAGCTTTCTCGCAGGGTCAAAATCAACTTCAAACAAACTGACGCCGAAAATGTTATCAGGGTAATCGCCAGGACCGTAAACACCGGGGTCATGAAAAGCATAGCCGTAATGCCGCGACGCACCGAACACGAAAACTGTAGATGTCTCACGCGACGTAACCCGCTGTGCGCCATAAAGCAGTCGCCTGTTTTCTCGGCCTGAGTCAAAGTCAGAAGGGTTATTTGTCAGGTAATCTGAAGTAAGACACAAAGGGGCGCTTCCGGTTCTTAGCGCCCCGATAATTTCGCCCTCTAAGTTCACGAGAGCGGAATTGTTGTTTAGCCCTCTACTATTTCCTGACGGGGTTATTGCGTCGTAATCAATATACAGCGAGTTGTCGTTGACCTGAGAAAGCACGCAGTAGATGTTTCCGTTGTACCGAAAAAAATCAGAAGTAATTGACGTGTTAAAGGCGACGATATTTGAGGCGGTGCTGATTGTCGTATTGGTTCTGTTTAGTGTGTAGTGCCTAACAAAGTGTTCCGGGACAATCTTACCCTGCGTCCCTACATCAGTCGTTGGTGACCACATTTCAACAAAAACACTTATTGATCCCTCATCAGTAACAGACCCCGCCGTACCGCGAAGTAAGTGAACACTGCCTGTAGAGCTTCCATCGGACAAAACATTTTGCAAAGCGTAGTCTAGCTTTGCCGCCAAGCTGTCTTTAATGGTTGTTAAACCTAGCTTATAAGTGCTGCTGTCGTTTACGGTGTAACCCACCGCAATTGAATACTCGCCCGCGTCATTTACATCGTTAAGGCATTTTAAGAATATCCCATTAGGGACACCCGCGCTGGCCTTAGCGTAAGGCGCAAAGTAAACTTGCCGCCCAGCCCCACCAACATCTATCGAGTCATTGGGCATTGAAAGCGTGGCCGTGCTTGCTGTTAGGTACTGGACTTTTATGGTGTTGCTGCCTGCATAATATGCAAAAACAATAGCATCGCTATGCGTTACGCCTAGAAACTTGTCAATTTGATACACGGGGTAGGTTGTATCTATTGTTACCGGGGCAGCCGAGGCGTTTAGCAGATTAGCCTCAGAGGTAATAGCCGCCGCGCTTGTTATATTTGTGCAGTTTACCGAGCGGTAGCGCATGTTGCCGCTTTCCTGGTAAACAATAAAAATGTAATTGCCGATAACAGCGCACTGCGGCTGGGCCTGCTTGTAAAGCGTTGTGACTTGCGCGGAGGCATCGGTATCAATTGTTATTGTTACACTGCTAATTTCTGTCGTATCAATTAGACGAGCGCCGCTTTCAATGTGTTCGATGTCTACAAAAGTTTTATAGGTTGTGCCTTGAAACTCGTACTCTTCCCAAACATAAACACGGACGCCGTTCTTTTCCGCTATCTGGCAGTTGCCTTGACGCTTGTCTGTCTGGACATTTTTAAACTCGTTCTTAACAGTGCAAGGAACATAGGTGCCACGATCAAGCAAGCCTTGCCCACCGGCCTGCTGTTTAATCCAAGAATACATATTCTTGCCATCTAGGATTAATGTTTCATCACCATATTGAGAGATGGCAACGCCAGAGGAAATATCCCCGCCGCCAAACTTTGTGCGAGTTGCATTGTCATCGTGAACAAAGCCGCCGCGCTTTATCAGCTGGCCGCGCTTTCCAAAATCCATATTTTTTATAGACTTCAGAGCGTCAGGCTCGCGAGCAGGGTCAGATGACTTTTCATCTATGCCCTTGAGCAGTGCAAACGAGAGTGTTCTTTTTTCTAACGCCATTAAAACACCCACAAAGAAGCAGTGCAGTCTGTGCCAAAACTTTGTAAGGCAAGAAACTGCGCTTTGTTATTGTTTCGAGTATCGTCTACTTGAATAACTGCCTTGGCATTAACTGAAACAACTATATAGCCTTGATACTTGCGACCCAAGCCGTGAGACACTTCTTTAGTAGCGCCTGCCACAAACTCAATGTCAGAGATAAGGCGGCCATTTATAATGCCAGAGCTTTGCACGTCCTTTGCAAACTGCTCAATCTTATCCTGCACCCGAGTGAGGTTGTAATCGTTGACCCTGTACCGCTCAAAGTGAATCATAACTAAACCAAATTAACGTAATCGTCTAAGTAAGACGTAGTGCCTACTTCAACATCTGTAATTGCGTAAGACTCACCAGCATCGCGCTTGCCTGCTGCCTGCTCAATCCGTTCAAGTTGCTGCTGCTTCTGTACAAGTAGCACCTGAACGTCTGACTCTTCTTTCTGAAGGCATTTAATGGCTGCATCTATAACAACGTATTCCTCGTAGCCTTTAGCCACTTGTGGAGCCGCTGTTTTGATTGTCGTGGTGGTTGAACCGGCATCGAAATAAGTGGGTTCAGGGACATACCAAAGAGTTACTGTTCCTGAAACCGTAGGTGCCGGAATAAACCGAATTGACGCGCCTTGAATGTGATAAAGCGTGTTTGTAATTCTTGACGCAACAACCGATGGCGAGTTGTACATAGCGCGTTCTTGAAAGTGATAAGGGCGCAGCCGATAAGTAACACCACCAACATCGAAATCAACACCTAGTGCCTTGTAGAACGCATCAGGTAAAGCAAACTGCCCCGCCGTTAAGCCCGAGCCAGAACCCGGCAATGTGTACTGGTGTGTGCTGACATAGTAATCCTCAAACTTGGTTACGAGGATATCGTGAATTTCAGACATGGCTACGTTGATATAATCAACAATCTCAGCATCAGAGACAAAGGTAGAGCCCACCATATCCGCACGTCGGCGAACCGCTGTGATTAAGTTGGCCAACGTCAGGGTATTGTTCGGCATACCTATCCCCCAAAAGGAAAAGCGGGGGCACGTAGCCCCCGCTCAATTAATCCATCATGGTTGCCAAGTCGGACATCGCGCTGACGACCGCATCGGCATCATTATCTTGGATGGCCTTGAGGAATTTCTCCCCTGCCTCCTTCTTCATCAGGCCACTATCATCCTCTTCCGGGCCGTCTTTTTTGGCCTTTTCAAGAATCATAAGGGCAAGATTACCTTTGCCTTTCATGGCAAGCTCCTTACTTGACGCTGGTATTCTTTAGCTCTGCTTTGAACAAAAGAACCGAGCCGTTTGGCGGGTCAGTAGGCGTTGCCGCAGCGGTACAAATAATCTTAAAAGTACCGTCAGTTGAAACCGTATCCGCCGCCAAATAAGAATGTAAGTCTGTATCATCAGCCTCGACAATAGTTGCATCACCCCAAAGGAGTTTGCTGTACTTGTCTGTAGCCGCTGGAGTCGATGACCCCAGTACAATGGTGTAATCTCCGGCAGCGGTTCGAGTAATACTTCTCACCCCGATGCTAGAGCTGGCGTCAAGGGTCGGTGCCCCTGTTGCGCCAATTGTCGCACGACCGTAAACGATTTTCACCGCTCGCTCGGACGATTGGACATTTTTAAAATCTCTACTCGCCATAACTCAATCTCCCTTCAGTGAGTCCGAATTATAGTGCAACGCGGCAGTTGTAGCCCGGAGCGTTACAAGCAATTTGACCGTAGTAGCCAAGGCGCACTTCGTAAGCATCTGCCGCACTTTCGCGGAGCATACGATTGTTATCAAGGTCCAAGAACATTGGAGCTTCGCCCAGAGTGTTAAGGCTCCAGGTATCCAATTGAAGCATCCAAGCAACGTTTGGCTGACAGTTTTGGTCAGGAATAACCTTGATTGTTCCACGTGGTCCACGAACATCGATGCCAGCAAAGCCGATATCTACGTCACGTGCTTTTGACTCACTGTAAACAACTTTTGAACCAAGAGCTTTTTCAAGATTTGCAAAAGTAGCAAAATCAACAAAGCAATGGTCTGGACGACCGCCTTCGCGAGCTACCTGAGATGCGCCGCCAATCAACGCTTCTTCGATTGGAAGAGCTGAACCATCGAAGCGATTACCACCCAAACGAGTCACATCTGCCGTTCGGTCAACGCCGAAAAATGCAGTTGCGCCTGGAGCTGCTGAAGGGACCCAACCATCAAGGCCAGTCACTTTCGCATCCTTATCGCCAGCAATAACCAAGTGGTCAGTGTAGGCAACATCAACGTGAATGTTTGCAGTAAAAGTGATTTGCTTGGTAGCCGCGTTACGGTCAATTGACTGAATAATGCGGTTTTGGCCTCTATCCGCTCCCGGCTTACCACTGGAGTCAGCGTAAAAAGCGATTTCCATACCCACTTCAAAGTTGGTTACGTCATCTGCGTTGATGAGCGTAAGGTCTGCATAACTACCGTTAGGGTTGTCTTCCGACTGACCGATGCTGCCGCTTCCGTCACGATACATCGCAACCGCAAGAGAGCGAGTCAGTGAGTGAAGGGCACCGTCAATTTCCATTGTGGCGTATCGCAAGAAAGCATCGCTGTCTCGCTCAGTCGCCTTGATGGACTCTCCGGTAATACTTGCGAAAGAATAGTCTTTTACCCGTGTCAACAAAAATTGCTTTAACGCCGAAGTAGACGTGTTAGCCTGACCAGTCGCAAAAGTTGCACTTCGGCGCTGTGGGTTAGAGTAAATCAAAGGAATCGGCATATTCTCGCCGCCGAACTTTGTATATTTCGGCATCATCGCGAGAAGCGGATTATCTTTGTAAACCATGTTTTGAACACGGAGTGGTTTATAATGCTCTTTAAGAGCTTCGGTTACTGTACCTACGTCGAGTGGACTTGCCATTTTATAACTCCAAAATTAGGGCGTATTACCCCATTTGATCATAGCAGCGACACGTTCGAGAGACTTTTCCTTGCTCTCTAACACGTTGCCGGATGTTTCAGTCTTTTTAGCAACGTCACCATTGCTAAGTGTTTTCACCCGTTTCACTGCTTGCTCGGCGGCTTCTGGAGTCTCTGACTCGCGTGGTTTATCTAACTCACGAAATCTTGCTTGCAGCTTGCTGCTGCCTAAGTAACGCTCGGCTTCCGCCATAAAGTGGT